CGCTCATAATACTTCGCCAGTACCTTGAGAACGATTGGGTCTTGTATTTGCTGTTCCATTAGTTAAGGCTTGAATATTGTTCGTAGAATTCCTCTGGAGTCACTTCCGAGATGTGTACTTCATCCGAGAAGGTTAGCACGATGCAAGTGTTGACACCTGGCATCATGTTGAATAAGTCGTGCACCCTTGCAACCAAGCTATCGAGGTTGTCATTTTTGGTGCCTATGTATGCGATGAAATACTTCATTTCATTAGGAAGTTGAAGGCTTGAATATAGAACTCATCGCCCACCCCATTGCCTTTCATGAATCTGGTCAATGTGTAGTAGTTGAGATTCATATCTTCAGCCAAGTGAGTCATCCGATATCTCTTGGAGAGTCGGGACCTCAACTCTTTATGGATGAAGTCCCGAATGTTCTCGCCATCAGAAAGGTAAATCGTCATCGATTTCATCTGTGATTGGTTTTGATGGTGCTGCGATGCGGATATCCCATGCATTGAGGCTGACATAATACTTGCCGTTGTACTCTCTGCCTCGAAGGTCAAACTTGACCTCACATTCTTGACCAACTTTGGCTCCATCCAGGAACTTCACTCGCTCATTAACTGCTTGGAACTGTACCAACTGCGGATACTTGTCACCGATTGAGAGAACGAACTCTCTGATGTTCATCTTGTCACTCACTTGTTTGGCTTCACCGAGTAGGTGAATAGTGCCTTTTGCTTTTAGCTCTTCCATTGTTATTTGTTGTTTAATTGTTCGTAATATTCATGATATAAATCGGATGCTTCTTTAAGGCGAGCAACCATCTTAGCCTCGATATCCTCATCTCTGTCATACCAGAGAGCTGTGATTCGCTTCTCAGGGTCGATATGGTCCACTCTGTGCAGCTGTAGATTCTCGTATTCGTTCAAGAACTCATCCCAGGTGGTGACCATGCAGTATATCAGCTCGGCACATGGCTTATCATATAACATCATATAAGCTCTGAGCTGCCATTCATAGAGTGGGTTGACTGCATCTTCCACAAGTGCCGGGAATGTATCGAGTGACCATGATGATTTCACATCAATGATGCGGTCCTCTGTTACGATGTCAGCCGTACCGATGAGATAGTCATTCTCGATGGTCACTTCATTCTTTGTGTACTGTGTGAATCGCACAGAGTTGAGCAGAGTGATTGACTCCAGCTCTTGCTCTCTACCCTTCCAGATGTACTTGTTGTTCAGTTCTGTGGTGTAGTTGTAGAAATCCTCCTTTGCACACTGCTTGATGTAGCTCTTGGCTGTTTCTCCGATGCTGTCCTTGGCTCTGCCATTGGTCATAAGCTTACCGATTTGCGATGGATGCCATTTCATAGTGCGAGAGCTTTGAGTTGTACTTCAGTGAGTGCATAGTTGGAAGCCAACTGTTCTGCTGTGTACTTGCCAGCTTCGATTGCTTCGAGTGCTGATTTGAATCGCTCTGCATTGATTGTTGGCTTTCCTTTCTGCGAATCTGCTGCACCATTCCCATCATCGTCCACAGCTTGAAGTGAGAGCAGTGACTGCAATGTACCTCTTCTGAAGTAAGTGACGGCAGCGAGCACCTTTTGTGGGTCTGTGATAACTGGAAGGCTCATGAATGACTCGATGACCTCACCAGAATCGATGTCGATGATACGAGTCACCACATCATTGCCCACCACTGGCTGCAAGAGAAGCAGTCCATGCTCGTGGAGGATAGGCTCCACCGTTGTGAGCAGCGCATTGATGTCAGCATAGCTCTTTTTGAAATGAGGATTCGTTGCATTCTTTGCAACCTTTCCGATTTGCTGCTTGGCAGCGTGTAATTTTTGCCAAATGTTCATTGGCTCTGCGAGTGTAGCCTCCGCTTTCTTTGTAGTCATAATATATTGTTTTGAATTGTAAATATACGCTTTTATTTGATTGATTCACAAAATTGCTCATAAAATTTCAAGAATCCTTCAAAATCTTTTGCAATAACATACACACCACCAGCCTCTTCAATGGCTTTCTGGTATGCTTTCTGCGCTTCAGACTGCCTATCCTTGCCATACTTGACCTCAATCTTGACTGAACGTCCCTTGATCGTTGCGGAGATATCTGCCGAGCCTGGTGTGCCGGTTCCCTTGGTCCACTGCCCACCGATGGCAACTCCATCAGTGCGGTATTTCTTGCGATAGACTCCCATCGTGTTGATTCTCTCCGCTTGGCATCCACTGAACTGAAGGAATGCGATGATTGACTTGGTCAGTGCATTGGCTGAGTTGTCATTCCATTGGTCCAGGGCGATGAGATGCGGTGGGATGGTTGGATACTTTTCCATTTTGTGCTTCAATTGTAAATCTTTTAGGATTTTTCGGTGTTGTGGTGTCATTGGTTGTATGTTTCTTTGTAGTAATTAAGAGGCCCCAAGTTATTATCTAAATCGATTCCATATGCTGTGCCATATACATACGCTTGAAAAATTTGGTATTTTTCCATTTCTTTGGCTTGGTTAATTTTATTTTTAAAGTCTGGAGTGCAGTTTTCTATACCTCCAAAGTGTTCATCAATCAACCATTCGAGTGCTGTTTTTGTCATTGTTTTGCTTTTTCATTTAACTCATCCCAAATATCATCAGATTCTGGAGTCGGTTTGGGAGTTCCCGAATCAAGAATGAAGTATCTGCCGTTGTGATTGCGCCCTTTGGTGATGTTGTAGCCTTTATAATCAGCATACGATTGCACCCATTTGAGGAATCTGCGTGGCTCGAGCTCCTTGAATGAGGTGAATTCCGATGTGAATTCCTGAATCTTACTGCCGTTGTAGTGGTACACATCGAGAGCGAGGTTGCCTTCCTCCACCCAATCAAAGAAGTCCTTGCACGTTGCCTGAATGAGTCGCTTGGCATCTGCGTTGATGCTGATGGCTTTCATCAATCCATTTGTCAGGTACTTCTGGAGATTCTTCACCATGTAGTTGTCGAACTTCAACCAATCTTCATCGGTCCAGGAGTCGAATAATAGTCGACCATACTCATCGAGTGGGCTGCGCTTTGAATGAAAGTACTGATAGAACTCCAGCTCGTGACGTCTGCGATCATGAGAAGAGCCTGCACCACTGATGACATAGTTGGTGGTGATGACAATCTTTGGTGAGCGGTTGAATGGGATAAATATCTCATCCTTATTCTTGCGATTCACGGTGATTCCCTCTGTGATTAGGCTGAATAGCTGCTCGAAGTCGAATGCTTTGCGCACATCATCGAATGCCAGAATCTGCGTGTCCAGGTTTACTCGCTGATAAACGAAATCAGACTTGGATGGATTGAAGCTCTTGCCATCAATCTTGACAACTCTTCGCAAATTGCCGAGTGCAGCCAACATGAGTGACTTGCCAGACCCTCCATTCGGGTTGTCATCGATTTCTTGGTCATTGAAGATGATTGCTTTCTGGTCAGTCTTATCCTTGAATGTGTGCATGAGGTAGCCGAGCGTTGTCTCAAGCGCATTGATTCTGCCTCTATCATCTGCTGACACCTTGCTGACAAAATCTTGGAAGTCATTGGTGCAGTCATCCAACATAGTGAAATCTCGCTCGATGATTTGATTCTCCCAAATGTAGCCATCCACATCAATATAACTCTTCAGCTCCACTTTATTCTTGGATATCTTGGCAACACCATTCTTGAATGGGATGTATGACGCATCCTTGCTATCCTGGAGCATCAGTATGTTGATGCTATCAATCATATTGATGAAGTTCTCATTGAATAGGAATGCATTCCTGGAGCAGTAGTTCCATACATCCATCTCACCCTTGCTTTGGAGATAGTTCAGCACAAAGTCCTTGATTTGTTCAGCCGATGATATCTTGACCTTGTTTTCTTTGACTCTCACAAAGGTTGGCTTCTCTGCATTCTCTGGATAGTACTTATTGAATCCGTTCTTGACCAGAAATTCAGAGTAGTTGGATGGCTTGATTGTGATCGTGCCCTTCTCATTGACAGACCAGAAAATATCATCACCGGTCTGAATCTCTTTCTTGATGTCCTCAATGACATCCTCTCGCACATTCAGTTGTTTCTTGATGTCATCGTCTGCGATGCCGCTCTTGAGCTTTTGACGTACTCTTTGGAAGGTATCCTTGTCCTCAAAGTATTTGATGCCGTAGGAGGCTTTTTTGTAAGCCGAGCGAATGGTTGTGACCATCTCTTGCTCGCTGAAGCTGGTGCCTTGAGCATATTTGGTCCAGATGTACTGCTCTGCTGTATCCTTCCCAATTCCATACTCGCAGAGAACTGCTGCCAATTTAAACACAAATTCATTGCGACTGCCCTCCTCGAATTGACATCCATGGTCGAAGCGCTCAATGAGGCTGATGATTTTGTCCTCATCGGATAGGATGCAGATGGGAGTGCGCTCGGTGTAGCTGAAGCCTTGGTCTTGCTCGATGCCTTCAAATACCTGACAGAACTCATTGAAGTAGATGTCAGGGTCATATGATTCGAAGCATACCCGACTCACGTTGCTGTTCTTTGTATCGAAATATTCACTCTGGAAGTACTTTCCGAATGCAGTGAATCTGCGCTTGTGCTCTACCTTGTCCGACTTTGGTATTCTGATTACTGCCTTGAGTCCATTCCCACTCGGAGAGGTAAACACCATCATCACATGAGGGTCAGCAATCAGCCGTTTACGTTCCTCCATCATCAGCTTCTTTGTTGGATATTGGTCGAAGTCCAGGATGCACAGACCAGAATGCTCAACCAAGCTGCTGTCATTGCGCTCGGTGAAGGTACCATTGAACATGATGGCGTTCAGTGATGACTTGAGTCTGTCATGCTCTGGGTCAGCCTTCTCCAGTGATCGTATGGTTGTGACCTTTTTAATGAGCTCGGGGTTGCCGTGCTTTATGCGGTTGCACACCTCGTGAATGGACAATTCAAAAGGCGTTTCTTTAATGTTAAATAGGGATTTAAAGATTGATACTTTCATAAAGGTTGTTTCATTTTAAATTTGTTTTTGATTCTAATCTTTTTTAATCTTTTTTTATTGGCTTCATTTTCTATCTTGGTTACCCATCTCAAATTCTCAAGACGGTTGTCGTCCCTTATTCCATTAATGTGGTCACATTCCATTCCTTTTTCAGGCATACCAACAAAAGCCATTAACACTAAACGATGCACATCAATTTTAATTGATTTTCCATTTTCTCTCAAATCCAAAAATTTATATCCTTTTAATCTCGTTTGTTGTTTTAAGATTATAGGTTCATTTCCTTGTAGAGATAATACTCTCCCATCTCTACTCACAAAATATGATGTAAATTGGGGAATTTGTTTCCAGATTTTTTTCATTTGTCGAAGTCTTAAAATAAAAAAGCCATCTTAAGTCCACAGCCTTCGACCTCTGTTTCATTAAAATGGCTTAATAATACCTTATGGTCTTATAATGTCGAAGGAGACCCGTACAAATATAACGAATGAGTGCTAAAATGGTTGCATTTGTTAATAACTTTATATTTTTTTGTTCAAAACGTGACGCTAAATGACAAAGCGTGACGATGTGAAAAATGATAAATCATTGAATATCTGTATTTTAACTTATTTCGTGACGCTGACGCTCTCAAAATTTTTTGGCTCTTGTTGTGTTTACCATCACTCCAGTAATCGGTACAATAGAGCAATCGTCATTCCGTCACGCTTGTGAACTCACCATACACCCCTCGCTTGATGTCAGTCTGTATCTTTTTGAGCTCCCAATATGCGCTACATTGCATCACATCATGGATGAGATTTCTTGTGATGGGGTAGTTGAGTGCTGTGTACTTCTCAAATTTCTGGCGTAGGTCATCAGTCATCTTGAGGAAGAGTCTGTCTTTTTTCAACCATTCAGCTTGCTGCGCTCCATACAACACAGTGCAATGCTTGAGACCGAATAAATCGCCAATCTCTTGGAGCGTTAGCTTATGCTTTCTCAAATAGTGCATGAGGTAGTATTTCTGATACACTTTGTATCTCATGCGGTTGTTGGCTCCATGGCGATACGCCAAGTCTCTTGCCTCGATTTCTTGTTTGACTTCGTCAATTAGGTCTTGTATTGTCATAGTGGTGTAACTTTAAATTTTCCCATGTTGTAGCTTCCCGAATTCAGCAGCACTGACTTCTGCCAGTATGCGAGTGATTTGGAAACAAACAGCCACTCCTGGACCACTTGCTTGCCGACTTGGTATGTTAGTTTGAATCTCATATCTCTTGCATTTTGATTTCACAGATTCGATTGTATAGATCGTGGTTGAATGATGTCCAGAATCGGTCAATCTGGTACTTGTTAAATGAACCAACCAAACTCATCATCTCTCGGGTCATAGTGGTAGCACTCGAAGGCGAACTCGTGGAAGTTTTCGGTTGCGTTGTCAATAAGCTCTTGCATTGCGTCATCGCATTCTTTAAGGGTGAGCTCTTTGTCCCATTCTGTTGATTCAATTGTCCATTCTTCATAATTGTTGTTTTTGTCATAGTTATAAATTAGTTCTATTTCTCCGATTTTCTCATCATCCTGGCGAGTGTAAACTTCAACGATGATGGTGTGGGTTGCGATGTCAGATGACAATTCTGTAAACCAGTATTTACTTTCCGTATTTTTCATTGTAGATTCGATTTGAATATTTGCCATATGAAGCTGGGAGTTCATAGCTCTGCTTCACTTCTGTCTTTTGCTCAACCTCTGCTCGATGCGTTGTGGCTGTATCGAGTAAGTACACAAAGAAAGCAGCACCCAAAATAAACACGATGCCACTGCCAAGAATCTGACGCTCGTCTTGGTTGAGGTCTTGGAATAGGAATTTAATTGTTTTCATTCTCTTCGATTTTTTCAAGTAGTTGATTGACAGAAAACCAAGCAGCCGATGCTCTGAATATAGCCGCATCTTTTGCATCCCTTGCATCACGATACTGATAACACTCAAGAAGTTCCTTGTATAGCTCTGCCTCTGTGGTTCTAATTAGTTCTAAAATTTGTTCTTTGTCCATAATAAATTGTTTTTGTTTCTGCGAATATACGCAACATTTGCAAATATGTTACAAATTATGAACATTTTTTTAAACTTTTTTTTTGGAGTGTAAGCAAAATCGTTTACTTTATTAAGGTTTTACCCTTATTTTATGACAAAGTTCGTAAGGTTTTACCCTTATTTTGTGACATGAAAAACGCTTAATAGCGGTGAAATACGCTTAATTATACCCTAAAAGGTGCAATATAATGTGAGTTTAATCGGTTTATACCCGATTATGTACGCAAATGTTCGCAAATATCCTATTATAATACGAAAAAAGGGAGCCCGAAAGCTCCCCCAAAACAACGTATTATGAATACGGATATAAATTTACAAAGGAAATTTGATTGAGTCGATAGACTTGGCGGTTTTTTTCACCTTATCCTCCTCATATCTTCCGCACTCAATGGTGAGGATACGCCCTCCAGTTGGCTTGATGGGAGCACCACGCTCAACGTGCCATCCTTTGGACCCATCACCATACTCTTCCTTGTAGGTACCAGTGAGCATGAGATGGATGTCTTTGTGATGGTGGCGATATCCGGTCTTTGAATGGAAGCTGATTGTGTCACGCACATCATTTCTGGCAGCATTCTCGTGGATGTGACCCATCGTGAACACATCGAAGTCCTCATACATCTCCAAAGCCCTGGTCAAGTTGATGGCACCACGGGTCACCACACCACCACCACCACTGCCGTGAAAGTATTTGATTTTGGTAGCCATCTGCACGTTGCCATTGAATGTTTGGCGAACAATCAACCATCCACCATATCCACCAGCGAACACATTGCTCCCAGCTTTGTAGTTGAGAAGGTCCACGAATCGCTGAAGGATGTCAGTCTCTTGATATTTGATGATTGCGGTCTCATGGTTGCCGTATCCGATGACTGTCAGGATGTGAGCATACGGCAGAAACCACTCAACAGCGGTGTCGACTATGCTATCCAGGTACTTTGCATTGTTGTGCTCTGGTCGGATATCAGACTTGTTGCCTCTGCGATCACCACGCCCTTGCATTAGGCAGAACATATCGCCATTCACCATGACGGGGATATTGTGCTCCAGGCAATAGTCGAGGTCACGCTTGAGGAGCTTCCAATCGCTTTTTGGATTGTCCCAATGGACATCTGATAGCATCGCTATCTTCACCAAGTTGCCCTCGAGTTGAAGCTCGTGGATGTTCTTGGCGTGCTTTTTTAATATCATATATTGGATTTAGAGTATCTGAATAGATACATTGTTCCCATGCCAATCACAAAGCCAAGAATCAGCACCCAAAATGATGGCTTTTCTTTTTGTGATTTGTACTTCGCCACCTCTATCTTCTGCACCTGGCGAATGGTGTCACGCTTGAGCTTGTATTCGATGCGAGTTTGCCATCTTGTTTTGGGCACATAGGACGTCTTGTAGCGCACTATCGTATCTTTTTGGACCAGCACCTTCTCCCAATAGATTGAATCGTTTACAACGTATGGAATCGAGTCGATTGATGTGATGCGAATGGTGTCCCCAACCTCATCGCAGCGGTATCCTTTCTTAATTGCTTTGCGCAGATGATAGTTGGCTGTGCAACTTGTCGCAAATATTACCAATATTAGAGACAGAATCTTCATAAGTTCTCAAGCATTTGAATGATTCTCGGGCATGGATAGATGTCACTCTTGTCCTTTCTGACCGAATTGTGAGTATAGATACCAGGAGTGCCCTTGAATGCCTCCTTGTCGAGCGAGAATATCTGCGCTCTATATTCTCTCGGTATGTTATAGGTATCGCAGAGATACACCAGCAACTGTCGAGTGCTTTCAATTTGTGCATCGGTATATTTGTACCAATGCTTGTATCCCTTGAATGGCTCGTCCAAGGTGGTCACCATAGATTCAGGCACTCGAGTGTTGACATAGTTGTAGAATTTACCATCTTTCTCCTTGAGATATCCCCAGTTGCAGACCTCGATTCCAACAGAAGCCTTGTCAAGATTTTGATATTTGGCACCTTGACCTTTGAATTCTGCTTTGCTGATGCCGAGATGCCACGCCCAATGCTTTGAGCTGAAGCACTGCACAATCAATCCATCTTGACCAACCACAAAAGCAGTGGCTACTCTATCGCTGGTGCCGTTCCAATACCTACTCACTGCCTCTGCATTGCCGTTGCCAGCAGTGTGGTGCAAATAGATTTGAGTCTTGGCTGACTCCTCAGCAAAGTACTGCGACTCTTTGAGCCTAACTTGCTTGATTTTGGAGATGTCTAATTCCATTTATCGAGTTCTGCTTTAGATCGTGTAACGAATCTACGCATTGCTGCCAGGATGTTCTTGCCGGTCACGCTCTCATATGATTCGTTGATGCTCTTGACTTCCACTATCACGCAAAAGAAAGCCACAAATTTTGTCATGATGAGCTCAACTGCGATGAAGTGAGCGATGATATCACCAGCGATGTACTTCTCAATGAGGAAGGTGAAGATGATGCCACCACAATAGAGCAATGACTTACCGATTGTGTCAGATAGTCTGCGAGATTTGAATGCTTTCCAGCCTCCTTTCTTTACGCTTCGCCATACTCCGAATATGGTGTCAATGAATATGGCAAGAATGGCAACCAATACCATGGGCTGCACTGGTGCGAGTATTGTAACGAATGAAGCGGTCAAAATAAAAAGGCTGTTTTTCATCAGATAACAAGAATTTGATTGTTGTATCCGTTGTTGCGTGGATAGCCACAATTCCAGGCACCATTCATGAAGCAGTCACCGATGCACTGCACGCACTCAATTTGTGGGCGAAGGTCTGTGTCACGATTCTCATGGCTGATGAAGATAGGATATTCTGCTCGGTTCTTGACCAGGTATCTGATAAGGCGCATCTCAAAGAATGAAGCCTTCTGTGCATAGTGCTCCATGCCGAATGCAACCTCACTGCGAGAGACTGGCTGCGAGAAGTCACCACTCTGTTGCTGGAGACCTTTATTCTTGAGCTGATATGTCAAGCCAAAGACTGCATCTTCAGCGGACCTCCATGCGATGACCGGCTGAATGAACAGCACGAGCTGCTCCTCTTCAGGTGTGAGAGTCTGATCGTTGTATGCCTCGAGCAAATGGTTGTAGAATACGGTGCCCAATATCGGCATCACTCGGAGCTGTGCTTGAGTGGCTACATATGGGAATACATCAGTCACATCCACATTGGCGGTGATTGGTGTGTTGGTCTTGAGATAGTTTTCTGTGATAAAATACAACATTACGCTTGAGGTATTTGTTCTTGAATTGGTTGAAGTCCAGCAATTGCTCTTAATTCATTTGGCGTC